GTCTGATCGAGTAAGCTCCTTGTGCAATCTTTTGGTCTGCTGCATATCTTTTTGCATCCTTTATATATTGTTCATATTTAGCATCATGGTACTGTGCTAATTGCACAGTCTCTGGGTTATTTTCATAAAGCCAAGCACTTATCTTATCTATTATAGCTTGACTATATTGATCTGGAATACCAGGTATTTCGGCAGATAAAGAATGAGGAGTAGGATCATCTACTGTAAATAGTGTAGGAACAGCAATAGCTCTTACATTAATAGTTAATCCAGTTTCTGATGGGCCACTAAAGTTTACACCATCACTAGTTTGAGATATAGATATTTGCTCACCTTCAACCCACCAACAGTAACTTTTTGGATGTCTAGAGCCAGCCATTATGTATTATCCCTTTTATTAGGCTCACCAACTACCATAGGAGCCTCTTCACCATCTACATCTACATATTTTATCTTTATAACTCTGTCAGGTATAGATTGCCATCTAAGATCTGTAGTAGTTGTTAATGGAAAAGATTCTTCATATATTTCTGTTTTTTGACAAAAGTCTTGCATAGCTCTATTAGCTAATCTAGTTATTTGATTGCCTGAAGTATTAGCATGCCTTTTTTGTATAACATCTACTATTTCTTGTAATTTCATTCTTGCACCTCTATTCCCATAATTCGATTATATTTTTCCATAGTCATTTGTTTCTTTGCCTGAATAAGTTGTATAGATTGTGATGCTGAAGCAGCAAGTTCTACATCTTCTTCAGATTGAGTATAGTTACGAATAACATCATTAAGATCCAGCTCTCTCCTACATAAAACAAGATAAGCAGCATACAATATTGCATGATCATAGTACTTAGCAGGAAAATCTCCTATAGTTGATGCAGCAGCACCTGCTGCAATAGTATATGTAGGTATTGCATACATAGCACTAAAAGATCCATAATCAGGTTTCACATTAAGGTATCCATCTTCTATCCACCATACAGGATCATTAGTAGTTGCAAAGGAAATACTATCAGCATTTACAGCACCAAATCTTTCACTATAATGTATTGCTCTTACCTCTGAACCATCTCTTTCTATTGATACAATTTCTTCTATCTCATCTAAGTTAATATTTGCAGATAGTACAGTTTTAGCAACAAAGAGATGTGTATCTTTAGCTGATACCTTAATTACATTCCTGGCAACATCTTGACATGCATCCTGCATTGCTTGCTGAAAGAATACATCTTTATCGGTTGCCTCTGTAACTCCATCTGTTTGTACTAGTGTACCTGCCAGATCTTCTATTCTTACATCAAAGTTCATAGTTGTCTATGGAGGGCATCAATGACACCCTCCATATCCTTTATTGTTATGCTACTGGATAATTTTCCAGGTAACAGTTGTTGCTACTAAAGCACCAGAACCATCAAGATTAAAAGCAAAATAAGGAACCTTAGGAACCTTAACTTTTAAACCTCCAGCTATTGCTGCTAATGTTACCACATCTGCTACTGCAAGATCGGGATCCATGTGCCATACAAAGTCAATTACATTGCATGTTCTACAATCATCCATGATGGTTTTAAATTCACCACCACTTGTTATTGTAGCTGGATCATCACCTGCTACAGCAAAATCGTCAGCATACCCACAAATTATATCTACAGGTAAAGCTGTACCATCAGGAGCCAAAGCTGCTGACAATACAAGAGTCCAAGCATTATCTGTATCTAATGAATCAGGGGTTTTTTTTGTGTATGAGTCCTTTTCAGCTGCAGTTTGACCTACTGTACATGTTGATACAAGTTTACCATTTACTGTAGCATCTGTCCAATCACCTATTGTTAAAGCCATGATAATCTCCTTATTGTATGTACATTACTGAATGTGATTCAATCATTTGAAGACCCATACCCTCATCACAAAAATACTGATCTTTAACACCATCGTAGGCATTATCGGTCTTTATATTTGTTTGGTATTTTGAAGGTCTATACTGAGCATGGAAAACATTACTGTCATCTATGCAAAGCATGTATTTGTTATACGGACTCCGAGTTAAAACTGGAGTTGGTATAAGCTGGAGTAGGCCATGAGGAGTTTCAAGCATTCGATAATTGAAGCCTAAACGATCACGATCCATATCTCCTAGGTGAACATCCCATCCAGAGTTACTAGCAAAGCCAGAATTACTAGATAGTTTGTTCCAGAAACTTAATGCTCCTGCACCACAGAAAGCTCTTTTGAAGCCACTAGTTGGTACATATTGGAACATCTTTTCTGTAATATCAACCCAATCAGAATACTTAAAAGAAGCTTCTGTTATTGGGAAGATGTTTTGATGGTCTAAAGTACTATCACTAGAACCATAGTCAAGGACAGCAGCTAAAGCTCCGTATGTTGAACGAACTTTACCTACAGTTCCATTGATTGCACCTGATGTTCTACCAGCATCACCAAAGGTGTCAACAGTAGTACCATCTCTAGAATCAGCTAAACCAGTACCACCAATCCTAGTTCCTAAAAGAAAAGCTCTTTCTTTTTGGATCTTGTGTTCTTGTGATTTCTGTGAACGAAGACGAGCAAGCTCGTTTGATTCACCACGAAGAACAGCAGCTTGGAGTGTACCAGTAATTTGCAATGGTGTCTTAAATATCTGACAAGCATTCCAAACTATTTTTAGTTCATCTGCCCAGGGTTCGGGAGATTCCATTCCCTCACCTTGTGCATTACCGATGCAAATGTAATAATCATTTGCTGCAGTATCTATTGTACCACCATCACTACCCAAAGCTGCAAGCTTTGGATGAGCAGTTGCCATTGCTAGACAAATGCATTGACCTTTACGAGTAGTTTTTGTACTATCCCATATTTCAAAAACAAGACCAATCCAAGAATCATCACCAGTTGTAACACTAGGAGCACTTAGACCTACAATAGATCCTGATACTGGTGTTACTTCAACACCAACACTATTATCTGGTATAGTTACTGCATCACCTTGAAATTCCTGTTTTTGCCAGGGATTCCTATGTTCAAACATTTTAAATACTGGATCCTTTAGATCCGATCTTGTCTCTATGTTTGAGAGAGTTGTTAAAAATGGAGCTACATCTGTCCATAGTTCTTTAGTCACATTAGGAGAGATGTAAAAATCTCTTCTTTCGTCATATAGAACACCAGTTGCTCCAAGGTTTTTTTGTAATGTATTTGCCATTACTTAATCTCCTTTAACGTTTCTTATTTATTGCCATAAGATCAAGATTAAACAAATCAGCATCACTCAATGTTGGATTCGGTTTCCCTCCAGATTTAGTGGGGGTGTTAGGAATCGTTGCAGCCTTTTGAGCTTGTTGCATTGAGTCTTGCACTTTTTGTTTTGTGATCTTCTTTTGTGTTTCAGGCTGGTTCAAATACTGATGGTATCTCCACAAATTCTGTACAGATAAGGTTGAAGGATCCTGTAACCAGCTATTATAAGTATTAATCTGATCATCAGTAGCACCATACTCATGCTTCAAAAGATTATAATTGTCAGTTATATACTTTTGTTGCTGTTGTTGCTGCTGACTTTGCATCATTTGATTATATCTTATTGCTTCTTGGTTATTTCTCCATTCATCCATGTCATCACGATATTGTTCCAATGCCTCTCTATACTGAAAACTGGCTGTATCAGTTTCATGTATGGCTGCAGCAGGATCGTATTGTTCAGGTCTTTTCGGTTTAACTGGAGGGCCTTGTGGAGTTGCCTGTTGAGGAACAGGAGCAGGGCTCCCATTCTGTTGAGGTTGTCCATTTGTCCTTTGTCCAAGTGTTCCACCATTAACCTTATTTTGGATCATGTTTAAAACCTCCTGATCTGTTTGAATAGCTTCAATTAATGGAGCATATTTAATAGCATCAGGTGCTAACTTTGCCATCTTTTGATAAGCTGCTTCAGCCTTATCAGCTTTACTTTGCCAGTACTGCAATCTGCCTGGATCTTCCTTAGCCTCTGGTGTTTCCTGATACTGACCTTGTTGTTCAGAATTTACATCCTGCCCTACTTGATCAGGGGAGCTTGCCTCGGCTTGATCTGCTAATTGCTGTTCATAATCTAATAAACCTAACCCTCTGAGATCAGGCATTTGATTGTTACTCTGTTGAACCTCTTCTGTTGATTCTGCTTCAGGAACCACTTGTGATTCGTCTGCAGGAACCTCGAATAGATTTACATTATTATCTTCCATTTTTATCTCCTCGGTGATTATCCTTTAGTTACTGAGGTAATCCAAAGGGGCCACCACCTATTGTTTGTTGATCGTCTATTGTTTTCTTCTGCCCTTTTAGGGCATCATTTAGTCTCTCATTATAAAGTTGCTGGCCTTTCTTGACTTCAAGTTCAGCTTCTTTCATTCGGCCTTTACTCTTCTCAAGTTCAGCCCTTTCTTTAGAATGGAAAGACTCTCTCTGGGCAGTTTGCAGATCTCCTAATAGATCTTTCACTTGTTGTGAAAGTTGTACTATCTCACCTTCGAGTTGCTGTACTCTGCCAATTCTTTCTAAAATACCTTCTGTATCGAAAATTTCTGATTTCTTTAAAACCTCTTGCTGATCTATTAATCCCATTTGGAAAAACTCCTTATAATATTCTAAAGCTGCATATCTATTGGTTGGCAGCATGGATCCAGCTTGGACAATAACATCATATCTACCTACTGCTAAATTATTGAATGTATCTATGAGATCCCCAGAGTACTCATCATAGAGTTTTTGATTAATAGCAAGTTCTGTCATGGGTTGATTAGGATTAACTATTCTAATTACTTTTTCAGTTCTCCAAAGATCTTGTGCAAGATCCATTAATACTCTACCTGCATTAGCAAGACCATTCTCTACATCATGCATTTTTGATCTTATTCTTCTACCACCAAATTCATCCTTAGCAAGCAAACCTCTTGCTGTTGGTTCTGGTTTACCACCACCTTGCATCATCTCATATATACCAAGTATGTATTCTATTTCTCCCCTGGCATCTTCGATGTTTTTATATAATTCATTGGGCAAGGGAGGAGGTGATGTAAACTGAGGAGTTCCATCAGCAAAATCAACCTCGATTACTCCAGCTCCTGGTCTTGCCCATTCCTCCATGATCTCTTTTTTATTAACAGTACCTTTGTTTATAAGGAGTTTTGGAGATGTCGTAGAGGTAGCATGTGCAATAATAAGAGAGTTAATTTTATTAATATATTCTTGTAAACCTTTTACAAAAGCTACATCTCCCATAGGATATGGAGTTCTATTATGTCGATTCATAAAAGTAATAATAGGGTAATCTCTGCAAGGAAGAATATAATCATATAGGAGAGTATCTCTACCAACACTACAAATAACACGAATACGATCTTCTTCTATTTCTTGAACAATCGACTCTTCTTTTTCTATAAGTTCTGCTTTTGTATATATTTTAATATGAGTCTCTGATCCAGGTATTGCTTCAGGAACTTTTCCATGTTGAGCATTTTGTGGATCTGCTTGTTTTCTAGCAGACTCTCTTGCTAGTCCATCTGGATTTTCAAAATCTTTAGGTTTTTCTACTATTTCGTTTTCATCTGGTTCTGGCCCTGGAGTTGCAAGTGGATTACCTTCCATTGGCCTACCAGTTTGAGGA